GTGGAAACGATCGACCACGAGACGGGGGATGTTGTGGCTGATCCCGCATAGGGGTAGGTGGGGCAAGGCGCGGCGCGGTTTGGTGAGACGCGGTCTGGTTGGGGCTCTTCGCGAGCGGGTGGCGGGCAGGCACTGACGTTCGAGCCGTCAGCACCCACGGCCGCAAGGCCAGTGCGGTGCGGTCAGGTATGGCGTAGCGGGGTGTGGCGGGGTACGGCAGGGTGCGGCGCGGCCCGGCAAGGTTGGGGTCTCCTCGGAGACGGGCGGATGGTCACTTCGGGGTTCGACTCCCCGACGCCCACGACCGCAGGGTCAAGAGGCAGGCCGTGGCATGGACGGGCCTGGTATGGCCTGGCTCGGCAAGGTTGGGGCTCCCTCGGGAGCGGGGTGACGGTCTTCGGCCGGGTTCGACTCCCGGCGCCCCACGGCCGCAAGGCCAACACGGCTGGGCGGGTCATGGCTCCGCAAGGAACCGCATGGTCCGATTCGGCACGGCGTGGCAAGGCTCGGTAGCGAAGGGATCGGCAAGGCACGGCGATGCTGGGGCGCGCAAGCGCGGGCGACTGGCAGGCATCAACGTTCGAGCCGTTGACGTCCACGGCCGCAAGGCCAGCACGGTTTGGCGGGTCATGGCAAGGCAGAGATCGGCCGGGACCGGCCGGGATCGGTCCGGTACGGCGTGGCTAGGCAGAGCTGGGGCGCCGCAAGGCGCGGGAGGCTGGCAGCCTTCGGGGTTCGAGGCCCCGACTCCCACGGCCACAAGGCCATTCGGCATGGCCGGGCTTGGCGGGTCAGGGTACGGCACCGCACGGCTTGGTGGGCTTGGCCAGGCTGGGTTGGGGCACCTTCGGGTGCGGGCGGACGGCATACACGTCGGGTTCGAGTCCTGGGCGCCCACTACCGCAGTACGGACCGATATGCCGATTCCCATCGGCGCCAGTTGTCCTCGCCCTGAATGACGTGCCGCTCTGCCGCACGCCGAGCGTTCGCGCCCATCTCGGCACGCGCGTCGGCGTCGTCGGCCAACTCGCCGAGTCTCTTCGCCCACTGCTCGGCGCTGTCGACAAGGTAGCCCGTCACCCCGTCCTCGACGATCCCCCGGTAGGGCTCCATGTTCGAGGCCACGACAGGGATGCCCCGGGCGAATGCCTCGATCGCCTTGTTGCCGGACTTCGACCGATTGAAGATCAGCGGTGCGAGCGGCGCAACCGCGATGTCGAAGTCGATCCCTCGATAGAAGTCCATGATGTTCGGCCGCCAAGGCTCGAACCGCACGTCAGGCAGGGCGAGCATGGGTCGATAATCGACACCATAGATGATCAACTCGACGTCGGGCCGCGACCCGAAGAACTCCCTCCACGGTCCGAGGACGCTCCGTAAGTCGCTGACATGCGAGGTTGAGCAACTCCAGCCGATCGTGATCTTGTCGGTCGTCCGGTCCGCTCGCGGCAGCTCCAGCACCGCCGCGTCGATGCAGTTCGGGATCACCTGCACGCGCGGGTTCCACGCCGACACCCGCTCCGCCAGCGGCGCCGTCGACACGGTGACGAGGTCGGACCGGGCCACGAACTCGGCGGCCAAATCCCCGACGCTCGGGTGCAGGTAGTCCTTCAGTGCGGGGTTGTCCGGGTCAATGGCCCAGATGTCGTCGTCCAGCTCGAACACGACCGGACGCAGCGCGCGCCGATGGTTCCACTGGGGCAGCAGTTCGGCGTGGATCACCCGCTGCGCGACGAGCACGTCGGTGTCGAGCACGTCCTCGACGCTGGGCACGGGCACGGCATCGTTCGGGATGAAGGTGTCGTGGCCGTGGACCGACAGCTCGCGGAAGGGACGACGTACCCGGTAGAACCCGCAGCCTCCGTCGGCGGTGGTCCAGCTTCGGATCCTCATGGAGCCGCGACCGCCCGTAGCTGGCGCACGTCGAAACGGCCGTGCTCGTCCACCTCGACCGTGGCCGGGGTGCGTCGTGCGCCGCGCGCGTCGAGGCGGGGGTCGGCGACCTCGACGGCGAATCTGTGGGCGCCGTCGCCCTCGGGAAGGGTGATCCGGTAGTGGTGGACCCAGGTGAGCCCCGGGGTCCAGACGCACTCGTCGAGGAACCAGCGGACGGCGTGCACGGGCGGGGTGCCGACGCGCGGGTTCTCGGCGCCGTCGCGCGGCGGGACGTAGTCGTTCTTGGTGTGGTCCCAGCGGTCGATCGTGACGGCGGCGGGGGCGAGGAAGTTCAGGACGGCCCGCTCGCCGGTGGCGTCGCCGACGTTGGTGACGGCAGTGCGGATCCACAGGGTGGCCCCGGGCTCGCTGGCGATCGGCTCACCGTGGGGCCACGGCTGGTAGCCGGCGTCGCGGCTGCCGACGGACCACCACCAGTCGACCTTCACCTCGGGCCGGCGGCGCCGCTCGCGCTGCCACTGCGCGTAGGCGGCCACCGCGACACCAGCGGTCACGGCGTTCAGAGCGGTACCGAGTCTGGTCATGGCGATCCTTCTTGAGGGCTAGCGCCGGCCACACATCAGCAAGCCGATAACGAGGCAGAGCGCGATCACGCAGGTGGCGAGGATCTGGGCGTCGGGCATGGCGTCATCCCTCCGGCAGGCGGCCGGGCATCCGCTGGACCCAGCGCCGCCGGCAGTCGAGGCATTCGACGGTGCCGCGGCCGTCGGAGTCGGTGAACCAGACCCGGCGGCGCTCGCGCGGGTGCGGGCAGGCCCGTCGGAGCCGGCGCCGCGCCAGCCAGCGGCGGATCACACCGGCCTCGCCAGCCAGCGGCAGCCGACGACCACGCCCGTCTCGTCGCGGACCCGGCGGTGGACCACCAGCAGGTCACCGCGGCCGGCGTCGCCGTTCTGGTAGGTGCGCATCATCGCGACCGCGTGGGACACGACGTAGGACACCCCCGGCCGTGGGGCGGGCAGGTCGGTGACATGGCGGTACTCGATCCAGGCGATGGGCCAGTCGCCGTCGCCGCCGTGCTCCCAGGTGGTATGGCCAAGGTCGATCTCCCCGATCCGGGCGGGCTCGCCGTCGTGGGCGGGCAGCGTGGCGACGGTCCACCGGTCGATGTCGGCGGCGGGGATCCGGTCGGGGGTGTCGCGGGCCATCAGGCGCAGATCGCGGCCGGTGCGGTTCACGAGCACGGCTAGCCCGCCAGTGCCTGACGGACGGCGCCCGCCGCCGCCATCCACGCCTGTTGGATCGGCTCGGGCAGGTCGAGCCACGTGGGCATTGGCAGGCCCTGGTAGTTCTTGCCGCCGGTTGACTTGCCGTAGGCGTCGTAGGCGAGACGGGCGAAGTCCTCAGGAGACCAGTCGGCCGTGCGGGCGCGGGCGCGGTTCTCGATCTCGTCGGCGACCGTGCGCGCTAGGCCCTCGCCGTAGGAGCCGAGCGTGAGCGGAGCCTCGGGGTCGATCTGCGTCATCGTGATCGACGACTCCGACACGGCGTCGACCGCGGCGGGCACCATGCCGTATAGCTGATCACGCAGTCCCTCCGCGAGAACGCGATCTCTCAGCCGGACGACGACGGTGATCTCGTGCTCGGGGTCGGCCATGCGGGCTCCTTGCGGGTCGTGGTTCACGGCTCTTGGTTGCCCGCCGGGCCGATCGAGTACGGCCAGCACTTTCCGTCGACCCTGAAATGCCCGGGCGGGCAGAGGGGCGCGTACGCCGTCACGGCGCACTGCCATTCGAGGTAGGCGGCGATCGGCCAGTCGATCTGGGACACGGACAGCAGTGGCACCTCGCGGGCCTCGATCCAGCCGGCCTTGGTCAGCAGCTCCACCAGCCGGCCCGGCTCGCACTCCCACTGGTGGCGGTCGCCGGGCCAGCGGTCGCCGCCCTCGACGACCAGACGTAGCCACTCGTCGTCCAGCTCGCCGCGGGCGTGCATCGCGCGCGCCCGGTTCACGTCGGGCCCGACGGCCATGAGCTGCCCGCCGGGCACCATCCGCTCGCGCAGCCGCTCCAGCAGGGCGATGACCTGCTCCGGCGTCAGGTGCTCCAGAACGTGGCCCGCGTAGGCGTACTCGATGCCGGCCAGTTCGGGCGGGAGCGGCCCGGTCAGGTCGGCGTCGATGTCGTGCGGGTGCGGGGTGCCGTGGTCGACGTTGACCCAGCCGGGGGCGGGGAGATCCCCACTGCCGAGATTGACGCGCACGCTCAGCGCGAGCGTGTCGCCGCGAGCTTCACGCCCGCGAACCCGGCGGCGGTCTGCCGCTTGGCGTCGGACGCATCCAGTACCTCGTCGGGGATCGGGATCCCCGGGAACAGGGCCGTCCAGACGGCGGCGGCATCGTCCATCGCGGCGACGGTGTCGAGGAGGGCGGCCTTGACCTTGCCTCGGGACAGCGAGTAGCCGATCTGGATGAGGCCGGAGACGAGCATCGCGGCGGTCGGGACGACGGCGTTCGCGGCGTCGAGCTGGTCGGGGAACGGCTGGCCGATTAGCGTGTAGCCGGCGGCCACCCACGCGACGAGGTGGCCGAACAGGGTGGACCAGAACTCGGTGGTGCGGTAGCCGTGGCTGAGGCGCTGGACGGGCTCGGACATGTGCGGGCTCCTAGCGGGTGGACATCCGCGCGCGCAGGTCTGCGGCGCGGGCGGTGAGCATCCGGCGCCGGGTGTCGGCGGCGGAGGCGGTGAGGGCGGCGGTCTCGGCCTCGCGCGCGGCGCGCTCGCGCTCGGCGGCGGCGCGGACGTCGGGCATCAGATCGCGCAGCTCCGCGAGCTCGGGCGGGGTGGTGTCCGGACGAGGGCCCGCGGCGACCAGGGCGACGGGACGCCCGCCCGCGACGATCTGGCGGACGACCGGGAAGCCGGGAGTGTTGACCGCGAGCGCGGCAACAAGCTCCAGCCCGCCGCCCCACGCCCGCCAGTCGCCGGACAGCGGCGAGGCCCGCAGCACCCGGATCTGCTCGGCGGTGGCGTCGGGCCGCAGCGCGCCAGCGACCCAGATCCCGTGGGCGTCCTCGCCGGCGGCGACGTCGGCGACCGCGGTGCCGGTGTCGTCGTAGTGGGCCATGGCCGCGACCGCGTCGACCGCGCGGGTGGTGCCCGCGTGGCCGGTGCCGACAGTGAGCCGGCCGACCGCGACGAGGCCACCATCGACGGTCTGGACGGCACCGGTTCGGAACAGGCTGTAGCCGCTGGACGAGCGGGGTGGGGTGACGCAGCGGCCCGACATCCCGGTGTGGCACGTGTCCCAGCTGGCGAGGTGGCCGTAGACGCGGCCGTCGTCGGTGACGGTGACCGGAGTCGGGCCATCAAGCGCCGGATCGGCGAACCACGCGGCGAGCGGGGCGATCGGCGCGGCGGCGGCCGTGAGTCCGCTGGCGCAGGGGGCGCACTCGCGGGTGGCGAGCGTGGTCACGTCGTGGATCGCCGCGGCGGCCTGCTCACGGGTCGGCTGGCCGGGGCCGGTCGACGGGCCGGCTTCGCCCTCGTCGGAAAGGAGCTCGATGTAGGCGCCCTCGAACGCGGGCGTCGGGACACAGGTCAATGCCATGATCCGGCCGGCGGTGACGCGAGTGCGGAGCCGGATGTCCATCGGGTCGACATCGCCGGAGTCGATGGCCTCATCGACGTCCTCGATGACGTTGCCGTCAGCGTCGGTGAGCTCGTCGACGTACTCGACATCCGAGAGGTCGACGGACACTCCACGCAGGAACCCGCCCGAAATCTTCCCGGCAATGGACTCGGCGAGCTCGTCGGAGTCCAGGACGCCGGACAGCATGATGGCCTGCGCGCCTTCGCCGTACTTCTTGCCCGTGCGGGAGTCGACCATCGTCGAGGCGTCGACCCGCTCGGCGGCGTCGATGCGGCCGACAAGCTGGGCGCCGTCGTGGCCGGGTGCGGTCTCGGTCTGCGCCATCAGCGGCAACGGGAAGTCCCGCCAGGTCAGCGCCTGCGGCTCGATGAACCGGTCGTCGCCGGTCCATACGCCCTCGGTGACGGCCAGCGCCCGCCACTTCCGGTAGACGGCGCCGTTCGCGTCCGCCTCGGGCGTGGGCGCCGCGGTGTCGGCCGCGGCGGTCACCGGCTCATCGACGGCAGCCTCGCCAGCCTCACGCAGCGCGGGGATGGCATGTTCGGGCCGGCCGCCCGCGATCAGGTGGTTCTTCAGGTGGGCGTACGCCGCGGCCCGGTCGCCCGCGGGCACCGACGAGCCGGCCCGGTTGAGGGCGTGGATGGCGTTGAGGCAGCCAGTCAGGTTGGCAGCACCGACCGTGCCGGCCTGGGTGACGTTGTGATGCACCAGCCTGTACGAACCCTTGGCGTCGGCACTGCCCGCGCCGTCGACCCAGGCATGCGCCTCGCGCAGCGCGCCGGCCTCGCTCGGCAGGTTGCGGCGCGCCGTCTCGGCGTCCCAGCCGCCGTCGGACGTGTCGGTGTTGTGCGCCCGGATCGCTCCCGCGACCAGCGCCGTGGTTGTGGTCACGGGGTGTCTCCTTCCTTACGGACTTCGGGCGGCGCCCACACCAAAACAAGATCACACTGGCAGCCCGAATGATCTCCAGGCCGCATGTGCGAACCCATGAAGTCGGCGCCCTCGGGCGCGCGCAGCACGTCGTCGTCGAAGCTGTCGAAGTAGCGGCGGTCGAGCTTGAGGTGGGGCTCGAAGGCGCGCTCCGAGAAGCCATGAATCCATTGGAAACGCTCGACCGTCGCGCCCCGGTCCAACAGGAACCCGCGCAGCGTGGTCCCGGTGCCGATGCCCCCGAAGTGCTCGGCCCGGTCGACGGGCAGCAGCGTGTCCGGGTTGATCCCGCGCGAGGTGGGCGTGTTGAAGCCGCCGGCGATGGCGAGTGCCGCGCGCAGCGCGGAGGTGGGCACGAGCGAGGCGGTCGCAATCGCGTCGGCCGGGTCCTTGGTCAGCGCCTCGCGGGCGGTGGCAGCGAGGACGCCGGCGAGGAACAGCCAGCCGGCGCCGGAGTCCTCGCCGAACTGGGCGGCCAGCACGTCGAGGGCCTCGTCCTCGGGGATGCCCAGCAGGGCGGCGGCCGTCGCGATGGCCTGCCGGGAGCCGGTGCCGACGTAGCGGCGCCACAGCTCCGCCAGCTCGTCGAGCACCGAGTCGAGCAGGGTCAACTCGTCGAGACCGAGCGCGGCGGTGACCGCGGGGCCAAGTCGGGCGGGCACGCGCCACGACGGGACGCCGCTGATCGCGGCCGTCAGTGCGGCGTCGCGTTTCGCCCGTGAGACGACCCGGTTGCCGGCCTTCTCCAGCGCCCGCTTGACCGTGTTCTCGCTGGCCATGCGGATCCGGTCACGTAGCTGGCTGTCGATCGTGGTCAGGCGCTGCGACAGGGCCAGCGCCCGGTCGTCGGTCATGCGGCGGGCCGCGCCCACGACGGGCGCTGGCGCCAGTGCGAGGTGGCGGGTGCGGGCGGCCAGGGTGCGGCGCATCGCGGCGGCGGCGTCCTGGTCCTCGCCAGGCGGGGTCGATGGCGGCGTGCCACCGTTCGGCGGGCCCTCGAGGGCTGGCGTCTCGGCATCAGGCGCGGGTTCGACTGCGGGCGGCGTCGCCGGCTCCGCGGTGGCCGCCGGGTCGGCCGGCTCCCTGCCCTGGAGGATCGCCAGCGTCGCGGCCGGGTCGAGCGAGGACTTCAGGGCGACACGAACGAGGCGCTCATCCTCGGTGGGCGCCTCCTCCTCGCGGAAGCCGATGTGGTTGCGGTATGCCTCGCCGGACAGTTCGTAGCGGTCGTATGCCTCGGTGGCGGCCTGCGCCTTGTCCGGTTTGGTGACGACGTTGACCGGGTCGTACCAGATCACCGAGCGGGCGACCACCTCGGGCGGGACGCCGGCCTCGGCGAGATAGCGCCGGTAGTACGCCGCGGTCCACGCCTCCACGACATCCTGGATGTCGGGTTCCAGGTGGTCCTGCCACGTCGACCGGCTGATTTCCCATGCACTCCAGTGATTCCCGACGCTTAGGCCCTTCACGACCTCGGGCGGCAGATCGAGAGTGGAGTACAGACGCGCGAGGGCCTCGGCGCGCTTCTCGGCGTTGTCCCCTTCGGGACGCTGGAACGTGTAGTGGTGGCCACCGTCGACGGACCCGGCGGGTGCACGCATGAGGATCGGCAGCGCCGCCGCTGCGCTGCCCGGATTGGTCAGTGCCTCGGAGCCGGCGGCCATCATCATGGCCAGCAGCGGATCGTCTTCCTCGTCGTCGATCGCACCGTTGGTGACGACGGTCCACGTGTCCGGGTAGACGAAGATCCCGTTGAGGGCGACGCGACTGGTGGCGCCGGCCCGGATGTCCTTGGACAGCAGGACCAGCTCGTCGAGGCAGGTCTCGATGGCCGCGCGGACCGGCGAGTCGGCGAGGTGCTGGAACTCCAGGTCAGGCACCCACATGCGAGCAAGGAAGTCGCCCTCGGTGAGCGCAATCCCGTCGCGGGCACCCGGGGTCTCGCGGATGAACGGTCGACCGTCACGCATGCCAATCTCGGAGATCGACCGGATCTCGAAGACCTCGCGCTCGACGCCTTCACCACGGTCGGTGCGGCCGACCATGAAACACTCGCCGCCCACTTTAAAGTGCTCCATCGTTCGGCGAGCGAGACTGCCGCGGCCGTTGATGTCACCGAGCCGGTCCAGTGCCTCGTGGCCGACCGATGCCCATTGCGCGTCAGGAGAGTTGTCGATGGGGACCGGGTTGGGCTCGCCCGGCACGTGAACGGCCGGCAGGTAGATGGTCTTGCGCGCGGCGTTGCCCTGGTAGCGGGTGGCGTAGCGCAGCTCGCCGACGGCGACCCGGTAGAAGTAGGCCTGCGGCTGCCAGTCCTGGCGGACCCCGAGGATCTGCCCCTTGGCGGAGTCACGCCCCGACAGGTCGAGCATCGCCCCAGACGCCTTGAGCGCTCGGACCTGCTGCGGCCGGTGGATGCGCCCCAACCGTGCGGGCGTCGGGCTGCGCCGTCGCAGCGGGAGCGGGAACGCGGCCACGGGCTAGTGCTCCCGCGAGCCGAGGTAGCCGGCGACGGCCGAGAACGCGAGCAGGGACGCGGCGAACGACCAGGCATAGGGCGCGAAGTAGGTGAGCAGGACGACGACCAACCCCGAGACCCACATGGACATGCACCAGATGCAGCTCGTCAGGTAGACGAACCATCCGGTGTAGCGCTGGCCGAGCCACGCCCGCGCGGGCCGGGAGATCTCGTCGATGACGAGCAGGCGCGTCAGGCGGTAGGTCGCGAGCGCGTCGACGACCAGCCAGATGGCGGGCGACCAGTGCAGCCAGCTAGGCACGGAGCCACCTGCCCTGGCGGACGAAGCCGTGATCGCCGCACGCGGTGCACAGCACCGAGGGCGAGATGGTCGGCGGGTCCTCGGACTCCAGCGTCCACCCGTCCGGCGGGCCGAAGTAGATCCAGCCGTTGCGGCAGGGCTGGCCGTCCCCGTCGAGGTGCTCGACGTTGGCGCCGTACAGGACCCCGTCGACCCGGCGCCATTCCAGGGTGTGGCTGTCGCCCAGGTCGACTGCGGTGCCGGTCACGCGGTCACGACCCGGACGAGGTCCGTCTCGCCGAGCAGGAACAGGCGGGTGCCGCAGCCGCAGGACCGGCGCTCGACGGTGAACGCCTGCCCGTCGGTGGCGGTGAGCAGCCACGGGCCGTGGCCGCCGCCGGACTGGTCCTCGACGGTGGCGCGCCCGGACCAGACGAGGACGTTGTCCATCCCCTTGCCCCACCAGACCGCGGCGCGGCCGTCGTCGTGGACGAGGACGCGGGCCGAGCGCCAGCCGTCGTCGCCGCGCCGCACGGTGCCGGTCACGTCCAGCTTCACCCGCCACCACCGTCCGCGCGCCGATCTACCTGCGCCGATGGTAGCGCCGCGTTCTGTCGGATGAGACGGGGGCGTTCGATCTGACCGAACGTTGGCCGACGACGGGACTAGCTCTGGCCGGCCGCCTGGGCGAGTGCGACGTCGAGCAGCCGGCGGATGGCCTCGGCGCGCTTCATGCTCCGATCGGCTGCCCAGAGGTCCACGGCAGCGAGTCGCTCCTCGCCGAGCGCGGTCGTGACCCGCCCGCCGATCTCGGGTCGGCCCATGACCGGCGGCCCGGCCTCCTCCTCCAGCGTCTCGCCGAAGTGCCGCTCGATCTCGTCGTCGCTGCCGTTGCGAGTCAGCCAGTCGCGGGCCTCGGTGGCGGTCAGGAACTGGCTGGTCGGGGCCGTGCGCTGCCACTGCGACCAGTGGTACAAGACCCAGCGGCCGGCCTTCGTGAGGTACAGCGTCTCGTGCTCGAAGGCGCCGCCCGCGACGACGCTGACCAGGGTGTTGCCGTTCCACTCGGTGTTTTCGTTGATCGCCGCGACGGCCTTGTCCGGGTCGTACCAGCCGACCACTGGGCGCCGCTCGTCGGGCGCGTACTCGTCGAGCGGGGCGTAGATGTTGATCCGGGCCATGATCTTTCCCTTCCGAGGTCAGCGGCCGACGGTGATGGTGATGACCCAGCGGCCCCGGTCGTCCTTGCGGGCGTCGACCTTGCCCGTGGCGGCCCAGCGCTGGACGGTGCGGACCGAGACGCCGAGCGCGACCGCCGCGTCGCGGGTACTCGCCTCGGCACCCTCCGGCTCGGGAAGCCGGGCATCGATCTCGGCGAGGCGGGCGAGCAACTGCTCCCGCTCGGCGAGCAGCGCGTCGAGGTCGGTGACGGCGGGCTCCTCGGCCGGCGCGGGCGGGGTGAGGATCTCGTAGCTGTCGGCCTTCTCGCGGTCGAGGGCGGCGCGCGGCAGGTCGCGGATCTCCAGGACGGCCGTGCCGCCACCCAGGCCCGGGTTCTTCATCGACCCGGAGGAACGGTCGAACTCGCCGTCGACCAGGACGACGTTCGCGGCCAGGCGGACGCGGGCGTCGCGGCTGGGGCGCTCGGCGACGCGGCGACCGGCGAACTCGGCGAACGGGCCGTCGTTCCAGCGGTCGCACTCGTGATCGGCGGCCCTGATCCGGACGGTGACGACGTCGCCGGCGGGCTCGGAGCCGTCGGTCCCGAAGAACTCGCGGGCCAGGTCGCGGACGCGGCCCTCGTCGCGGGCGTCGAACGTCCAGACGGAGCGGGTCCGGTCCCACCGGCCGCCGAGGTCGCGGGCCCGGGCGACCAGGCCGGCGTGGTACGGGGTGGCCAGCGCGGTCCGGCCGTCGGCGGTGGTGATCTGGATGTCGCTCATGACGCCCCCTGGTCTCGCGGTTTTTCCGACATCGCTTAGTCTAGCAGACTAAACGATGTCGTCAACCCTGCGATGGGGAAGCATCCCCACGAACGCGGGGCGCTACGATCGTCCCCGTGAAGATGGGGATGAACGGCCGGCGGATCCACGGCGACGGCCCGCAGCCGCACAGCCGCTGGCGCTACGGCGACCGCGACCCGTCGGCCACCGCCGGGCACAACGCGGACAGCCGCACCTACCGGCAGCGGCTGGCCGCGGAGGCGTTCCCGCCCGGCGCGCGGCGACGGGTGGTCGACCGGGTCGCGGCCGGGACCGGGCTCGCCGAGGCGGCCACCGAGGTCGGCGTCACCTGGCAGGCGGTCCGGGCGTGGTCCAGCCGGGACCCGGAGTTCTTCGGACAGCTCGACGAGGCGTGCCGCGCGGCGGCCCCGCCCGGCACGGAGCATGGGACGGCGGGTGGGTATCGGCACGCGCGGTGCCGCTGCTCACGCTGCCGGGCGGCTCATCACCGGACGAACAGCTAGCGCCGCGTGAGCGACCCCGTCGGCCGGGAGAGGGTGGCGACGCCGCCGGCCCGATCGTCCGCGTACGCGTAGATCACGGCATCTGCTGAATCGGGACTGCGCCCGATCCGCTTGCGGATCTCGTCCTTGCCCTCGACGAGGATCCGGCCCTTCGGGGAGCTGTACCGGGGCACGAGCAGCTGGGCGGCCGTGTCGTCGTCGAGTTGCGAGAAGTCGAGCTGGTCGGCGCCCGTCTTCATGAGCAGCTCGCGCAGGTGCCACCACATCTCGGCGCGCCGGTTGGCGTACGCCTTCGCATCGCTGGCCGCGACACCCGAGCGGATCGGGACGGCCGCGACCCTGGGGCGCCGGCGGCGCACCGCGCCGGGGTAGGCATGGCCGATGCCGTCGGCGTCGATCTGGGCCCGGGTCGCGGCGAACGTGTCGACCGCGTCAATCAGCCAGTCCTCCAGCTCGTCGGGGTCGGCGGTTCGGATGGTGGCCTGCCCGAGCAGGCGCAGCCCCTGCCGGGCACGGGCCACCGACTCGTCCCCACGGTCGGAGCCGGCGAGGTCGACTCCGAGGGTAACGCCGTGGCGGGCGGCGCGGCGGGCGGCGGGCGAGTCGGTTGCCTCGTGCCGGCGCGCCCGCAGCAGGTCGGAGACCCGGATGACCGCGTTCGCGGCCTCGTCCGGATACTCGGCCTCGACCTTGCTGGACCAGAACGGGTGGTCGGGCGCCCAGCGCGGGTCGTCCGGATCGACGTCCGGCGCGCCACCCCAGGCGCGGCGCTTCTCCTCCACCCACGACTGGCCGAGCAGCACGTCGTGCAGCAGGTCCGAGACGGGCTCGTCGGTGAAGTTCGGGGTGCACCAGGCCGGGATGACGATCGTGTGGTAACTGCCGCCCATGCCCTGGTCGGACTGGCGGCGCCGGAACTCCGAGGTGGGGTCGTCGGGGTTACCGATACCGACGATCTTCGCGCCCTCGTTGGTGGCCAACGTGTCGATCGCGCCCCACAGTGCGGCGGAGATGCCGTCCGCCTCGTCGACGATGACGAGCATGTGCCGGGCGTGGAAGCCGGAGAACGACGTCGGGTGGTAGTCGGAGGACTTGCGGCCGATGCCGGCCTGGAAGTCGTCAATCCAGACCTCGGTCTGGTTGACCCTGCCGGGGAGCCCGGAATGGGTGCGCCAGAGCTGTCGGATCTCGTTCCACAGCAGGCCCTTGACCTGGTCGCCGGTCGGGGCTGTTGAGACGACTCGCGCAGTGCCGGGAGGGTGGACGTCCAGCCAATACGCGGCTAGGACGGCCATGGTCACCGTCTTCCCGCTGGAATGGCAGGACCGTACGGCCACCCGGCTGTGCGCGGCGACCGCGGCGAGGATCTCGCGCTGCTTCGACCACAGCTCGATCCCGCGGTGCTCGGCCCACGCGACCGGGTCCCGTTGCCAGACCCGCCGCTGCCGCCGGTTCGCCCACTGCTCGGCGAGCCCGGCCTCGGCCTTGGCTGCCCAGGCGGCGGGCGGGGCGGTCGTCATGGTCGCGCGATGCCCTGCGGCCAATGCACGATCTCGACGCCCTTCAGGAAGTCGGACAGGTCGACCGTCGACCCTCCGGCACCGTCGAGCGTGACGCGCACGGGGACATGGTGCCCGAGGGCGCCGAGCCGGCTGCATCGGTATCCGTCGGGGTCCCGCCCGCCGCACAGGTCGCAGCGCAAGTCCTCCTGGGTGATGGCCCGCTCGCAGGGGTAGCCACGGAAGCGGGCGCACTGGCAGGTGGCGGTCACAGCAGCCCCGCCGCGACGTCGCGCCGCACTGAGTCATAGACCCCGGCCCGGCCCAACCGGTGGGCGCCAGGCACGGTGTGGTACTGCGCGGCGTACGACTCCCAGCGCCGTTCGACCTCGGCCAGCACGGTGCGAAGGCGTGCCTCGTCTGCGGGGTCGCACGCCGCGACGAGCGCGAGCCAGGCGGCATCCTCCTCCGCCGCCGAGCGTGTCAGCGCCGCGTGGACCGCACCGGCGACCACGGAGCAACTGGGCGGGTGCGGCAGATCCAGTCGGCTCGGGATGGGGCGGACCGGCTGGGGCGTCCCCGCCCGGAACCTGGCGATCGCGGCGGCGAACGGGTCGACTGCGTCGGTGGTCACGTCTCGCGGCCGATCCGGACCCGGCCGTGGGTCCTGATCGCGTCGAGCAGGGCGGTGGCATCTTCGGCCAGTTCGCTGCCCTCCGGCGCGCCCGCGAGCACGCCGCGCAGGAACGGGACGTCGGACAGGGTCAGGTGCCGGCCGGGAAGGTGCTCGCGGCCGTCGAACGGGCCGCTACCGGCCAGCGCGTCGATCATCGCCAGCGACAGGGCGCCGCCCGGCGGCGGGTCGGCTACCGGCTCCCAGGTCCAGGTGGCGCTCACGAGATCAGTACACCCCATCCACCGCGACCGCCCCAAGGTCGACCGGCCCGATGACCACCTCGTCGCGCGTCACACCGGCCTGCGTGGCAACTGCGCGGGCGAGGTCGTCAAGCAGGGCGACGACCGCGGACTCGGCGGCGGGGGTGACGTCGGCGCGGCACATCACGGCACGACCCGAGACGACTTGCCCTGCTCCACGAACTCCCGCATGGAGATGCCGAGGTCCGACAGCGTGACAACCGGCGGGCACGCGAAGTCCGGGGCCGGGCCGTGTGCAGTAAGGGCTCGGCCGCAGTTCCCGCAGCTCGGCGGTCGCGGCTGGTCCGGTAGCGAGTTCCACAGACGAATCAGCATGGCGGGCAGGTCGGGGGTCTCGTCGCCAGAGACATCAGCGCGGCACATCAGAGCTCATCCATCAGGACCGCGCGAAGTCGGGTAGCGAACGCCCAGCTCAGTGCGCCCCGCGCGACGTTGGGCGAGTCGGTCGGCAAGCCGTCCGCCTCGAAGACCACCATGTCACCCATCTCGACCTCCCCGGTGCCGTCGCGGCGGACGTGAAGCCCGAAGGTTGCGACGACCGGCCGAGGGTCGGCTGCGTCCTCGGCCCAGATCTCGTCGCGCGTTGGGTAGGCGTCGGTCGCGGTCATGGTTGCGGCCTCCCGCCGGACAGGTAGACCATGGCGCACCGGTTCCACTCGCAGTGGTGTGGGCAGCGCGCCCACACCGTCCGCCCCTCGTCGGTCCGCGACTCGGGCCAGGGCTTGCCGCACTCGGGGCAGGATGTCGGCACCTTCGGCACCGCCTCGCCGTAAGCCTCGGCGCGCAGCCTCTCCCGCTCCGCGTCCAGATCGGCGGACATCCGGGCGATCGCCCCGTCCACCTCTGCGCGCAGCGGGGCCAGCATGGCGTGGGCGCCTGCGTCACGGAGCTCATCGACGCTGGGCATCCCGAGCAGGGCGCCCGGCCCGGTTTCCCACTCAATGCGGATCGGCGGGTCGGGTGCGTAGACCACCTCGACCCGGTCGAACGCCCGCCCGTCGAGGTGCACGGACGGCGCGAGCGCGCCGCCGAGCGTCGGCTCCATGGTGACCGTGAGCGGGTGGCGGGTTCCGTCGGCGTCGATGCCGTGGGCGAAGACAGTCACATCCTCTCCTCTGTGGCGGTCTCCGAGTCGCGCACCGCGATCCTCGTGAGCTTCTGCCCGAACGACACCCGAGCCCGGATCTCCGAGTCATCGGGCAGGCCGAACTCGCCGCACCGTTCGACGAACCGGCGCAGGTCGGCAAGGGTGAGGGGCCGCTTGGGGTCGAAGGTGATCTCGTTCATCACCCCTCCGCACTCGCCGCGCCAAGCGCGGCCTCCAGCGCCCGGCGAACGATGGCGTCCGCGCGGGCGTCGGTCTCGCGGTCGGCGCGGCGCAGGTCGCCCGCCTCGATCTGCGCACGGGTGAAGCGCTCGACGTCGGGATAGTTGACCAGGATGATGCCCTCCTCCCGGAGGACCGCCCGCGCCCGGTCGATCATCTCGTCAGTGATCTCGTTTGTCATCGACTAGGGCTCGAGAGTTCTTCGGCCAGGGACGGGTCGTTCGCGGCGAGGCGATCGAGGATGGCGGCGGCAGTAGCTGGGTCGACGGTGTCGACGATCGCGGCGACGGCCCACGAAGTCGGGACGGTGCCCTTGAGGGTGGCGGGGTCGGGCAGAATCGTCATAGGTCAGATCTTTCTGTGAGCAGATGGTTCGATCTCGTTCACGCGGTGCCCGCCCCATCGTCGGTCTCTGGACTGCGAGCGGCGGGCCGCCATCGGCAAGCACGGTGCCACCGAGGGTCGTCACGACGACGTTGCGCAGGCCGACGGGTGGGTGTTCGGCGAGTTTCCGGAACCGGTCGATAGGCGGGCGTCACGGCGCCCCCTCGTCGGGCCCGGTCAGGTGGCACCGGTATGCCCTCGGGTCGTCGGGCGATCCGGCCGCGGTCCCGATCCGCCCGGTGCGATAGCGCGTCCCGCCCACGACGATGTACGCGCCGTCCGCGATGGCCGCATAGCCGGCCTCGCGGAGATGCGCGGCGCCGGCTTCGGCGATCTCGCGCCAGCCCTCGTTGGCGGCCAGCTGATGGAGGGCGACGTGCTGCCACTCGGCTTGGTAGAGGGCGTCGGTGGTCGTCATCGCAGGAACACGCCTTCAGGATCATCGGGGTCGTCCTCGAAGTCCCCCAGATCCACGTGATGCGCGCACTCGTGGCACAGCGACACGTAGACCTGCCGCATCGCCTTCTCGCGAGCCTCCCCTGGGCTGCCCGCCTCTACTTCCTCGACGTGGCTTTGCCGTGGCCGTGAACACCACTCCGTAGCGGGCCATCACGCTCCCGTTCCCTTCTTCTTCGGGTACCCGGCGCGCTGCGCCCACTCCCCGACGTCCTCGGTCCGCCAGATGCGGCCGACGCTCAGTTCGGCCGCCGGCTCCGGGAAGGTCGCGTCGTTCTTGATGATCGTATGAACGCGCCCGGGACTGACGCCGATCGCGAGCGCGATCTCGGAGATCCCCATGAGGTCCAGTCTCGCCATGCGGTCAGCATAGCGCATCGTCTCTACTTGTCTAGGACTAGACGACAGTAGGAGTCATACTGTAGTATTGCATCATGACGACGACGCAGGCCACCGCCACCCGCAACGCCCACGACGCGCGGGGCATCGCGGCCCGCCTCGACGCCATGCTTGCCGAGGCTGACGCCGAGTTCGACGCCGAGGATGCGGCGGCCGTCGTCACCGCGCCCGCCCCGGTCCGCTGCCTGGGCTGCCGCAGGATCTTGAAGTCCGAGACGTCGATCGCCCGAGGCCGTGGGAAGGCCTGCTACCGCCGCGCGCTGGCCGCCGCCGCCACCCTCGGCCCCGAGTACTCCGACCGCCAGGTCGAGTCCGCCATCGAGGCGATCGAGGACGGCGCCGTCGTGCCCGCCGCCGTGCCGGGCGTCTGGTACGTCGTCGGCTCGCGCGGCGACGCGATCTACGAGACCACCACCGCAACCTGCACCTGTCTCGCGTTCAGCGAGCACGGCCGGACGTGTTGGCACCGGGCCAGCGTCGAGCTGGTCGCGGTCTGACCGGCGATGACACTCATCAGCAACGAGGTGAGGCGGGCGCACCGGGCTCGCTGGTTCGTGTGGACCCACGACGACTCGGACCGCTGGGAGCGGATTCCCCGCCCGCATGGGGTGCGCGGCTACGTCGCCTTCGACGTGGAGTGCTCCTGCGGCTGGGGCTCGCACACCGGCGGCGGCACTCGCGGATCGGTCGAGCACGCACTCTGGAACCACCGCCTCGACGAGCAGTTCCGCCTTGACGCGCAGACGTAGCAGTGGGGCTACCAACCCGCCCAGACCGCGAGCCGGTTCGCCGCGGCGGCCGAGAGATCGGGGTCCCGGAAGATGGCGGCGCACACGTCGTAGGGCGTGACGCCGGCCGCGTCCGCGACGCCGCCCTCCAATAGCTGCCCGCGCCGCGCGGCCGTCGCGACCACGTCACCGAGCCCGCTGAGCGCCCGGCGGGCGGCGATCCGCCGCCGCGCCTCCCAGCGGTCCCGGCTCACGGCGCGGTTCCCGCCGCCGCGTCCGGCGGGATCAGCGCGAGGTGCCGCACGATCGCGGCGCTCACCTCGGGCGCGTCCGGATCGACGCCGGCGGCGCGGAGCGTGGCCTCCAGGATGTCGAGGAAACGGGACTGATAAGCGGCTACGAGATCCACGGTGACCTTTCCTATGCCCGCGTCGTGGGCCATCTTGCACACGGCCGCGAAGTGCTTGCGCTCCTCGACGAGGATCTTCCACAGGGCTGAGGGGATCTCGCCCGCGCTGGTCGTCTGGGTGAGGACCGGGTCGCCGTCCTCGCCGGCGGTCGCGGCGATCCGGCGCTGGACGTGGGCCATGAACCCGGCCGTCCTCCCGATCTCGTTGAGCAGGCCCATGAACGGGTCTATGTCCAGGACCTCGCCGAACCGCGCCCTGCCGGCCATCGTGGTCCGGTACTCCTCCCTGACGGCGTTGCGCTTGGCGGCCGGGGTGCGGCCGAGGTCGCCCTTGCACAGGCCGTAGCCCGGGTGGTCGGTGCCCCAGCCGGCGGCGCGGAGGCATCGCTTCTTCTTGCCGCCCACGATGCGGCGCGCGTTGCACTTGCCGGGCTGCTTGGGCGGCCACCCCTCGTCGTCGCCCGCCGTCCGGGCCGGCCACCTGCGCTCCGGCTGGCCGCGCAGCTCCAGCGGCTCCGGCCCGCCGGCGGGCGTCGTGTCGGTCATCGCGCCTCCCGGCCCTGATCGTAGGCCGGCGTGCGGTCACAGCACCCATGGAGGCTGGTCAGAGCAGACGCACAGGTGTTAGCATGGGTAACACCGGACGCGGGGAAGCGGTGAACACGCCGTAGGAGCGTTCGGCCAGAACGAACGTCAGGGGGCAGCAAGAATGCACGCACCGGGACCGTGGGGGGGCCCCTCCTTCATGGAGGACTGCGCCAACGAGGGACTGCTCGACGCCGTCGAGGGCGGCCTCGACGCGCTGACCGCCTACGCCCGCGACCACGGGGAGCCAGGCGCAGGCCTGCTGACGCTGCTGGCCGAGGCCCGCGGCGAGCTGGAGCTGATCGACCAGCGCCGCGTCGCGGACCTGTCGTGGTCGATCGAGGACCTGCGCGGCCAGCTCGCCGGGACGGTGGCCGCGTGACCAGCCCCGAGCCGGCCGAGCCCGGCCGCTGCGTCGACGCCGACCTCTACCGCTTCAGCGACTGCGCGGGCGAGGTCACCTACGGGCCCGACCCGGCCGCGTGGGAACTCTACGACGACGACACGCCTGTGTGGATGTGCGAGGAGCACCGCTACCAGTCCGCGATGGACGTCTAGGCCGCTCGGGCGGCACCACGAGGGGGAAATCTTGAGCACGGCCACGACGGCCTGGACCGTCTTCTACCGGGGGCAGGACCCGTCCGCCCACGTCGGTTGGGGCACCTGGCTCGACGAGACCGAGGCCGCCGGCCGGCTGGCCGAACTGCGCGCCGAGTTCCCGGGCGTGGCCCCGCACTTCGAGCTGGTGGCCGCGCCGCTGTACCGCGCCGGCCTGCCGGCCGACGGGGCGGAGGCGGGCCGGTGAGCCTCACCGACGCGCTGCTAGCCCACGCCGCCGCCGTCGCCGGCCTGCCCGCCGACCAGCTGCGCGCCGCCGCGGGCGACGACACCTTCCACGGCGCGCTGGGCACCGCCCGCGACCACCTCCAGCTCGCCGAGGTCATCGCGGTCGACGACCCGGACACCGCCGCGCTTTTCGTCGACGACGCCATCCAGGCGCTCGTGTCGGCCCGCCACAATCTCGCCCCCGGCATGCCGGTGCGCCGCGTGCTGCCCGACCTGCGTGACGGGCTGGTGCTGATGGACGGCGGGCACCGCTGGATGGACAGCGAGTGGCGGCCCGACCCGCGCGACCCCGACGCCTACGTCGATCAGAACGGCGTCCGCTGCTCCCGCTGGGCGCTGCCCGACTCGCTCGTCGTCGTGGCCGCCACCGACGCCGACTGACCGATCCGAGGGGGATTCCGTGACCGAGTACCAGATCAGCGACCCGTCCGCGCCCGGCTTCTCGCCCGTTGACGCGCTTCGGGCGTTCCTCGATCAGCAGGACGTCGAGCAAGGAGTGGCGGAGATGCTCAGCGTCCTCGACCTGACCCGGGAGGACTTCGACGACCGGCTCGCCCTCCGGTACAAGTCCGAGCAGGTCGCCGCCGACCAGCGGGTGCAGGCCCGCGCCGCGTCGCTGCCGACGAAGGCCGAGTACGACGCGGCGCTCGACGCCCGGCTCGCCGACATCCGGGCCCGCCGGGAAGCGCTGCGCCGCCGGTGAACGGTCCTCACGACTCCCGCCGCCCCGGCCCCGGCCGGCCCGCACCTCCCCCCACGCGGAGGCCGGGGACCCCCATCCGGGGCGGCGGGGCCCCATCCCCATGTCGAGCGCCCGACCGGGGGTCACGGTGATCAGTACGTCGCGGCTCGACCGCGCGCTCGACGAGATCAGCCGGCTGCTGGCGACCAACACGGCGCTGCGCGACCAGCTCGACCGCGCCAACCAGGAGTGGTCCGAGCACGAGCGGACCCGCGAGAAGCTCGCCGCCGCACGGCGAACGGCCGACCTCGACGCGAACGACGCCGCGGCCGAGATCGACCGGCTGACCGCCCGGCTCGTCATCGCCGAGGCCGCCCGCGACCTCGCGCTCACCGGGCCCGTCGTCCTCGAGCCCCTTGACGGCGACGGGTCGGAGCAGATCGAGCCCGCGCCCGTACCGGGCTGGCGGCGCCGGCTCGCCGGCTGGCTCGGCCTGATCGCCGCTATCGCCCTCACGAGCGTCGGCGCGTTCGCGGGCGGCGCCGGAGTCGCCTGGATCGGACGGCTCACATGACCGCCACCTGCCCCGACTGTGGCGCCCCGGCCGGCGCCGAGCACGGCGACGGCTGCGACGTGGCCCGCTGCCTGGCCACCGGCCACCAGCGGCTGTCCTGCACTGCCGGCCACGGCTGCGGCCGGGACGTCTGGACCGGCCGGTGGCCGGGGGAGGCCGAATGCGCCGAGTTCGGCTGGTGGGCCCGCCTACAGCCACCGCTGGGCTGGGTGTCCTGCGAACCGGGCTGGCCCGACGCCCAGCCCGACCTGAACCGGCTGCACCGCGAGGCGGTGTGGGACCCGGCCGCCCACCGCTGGCGGCGCCGACACCCAGAGGTGATCCGATGAGATGCCCGCTGGCCGACTCGCACGACTTCGACACCGTCGACGACCCCGAGCTGGGCGAGGTATTCGTCTGCCGCGACTGCGACGCGGTCGCGCTGCCGGCCGGCCTGTTCGCCGAGCTGGTGCTCGGCGGGCCGGACGAGTGGGAGTGGTGATGGCCAGGTTCCTGAAGCTCCCACCCGGCGCGTGGCTGGACGAGCGGACGAACTCGATCCGAGGCGTCGGCGACCGACCCGTTCGCATTGTCGACGACCCCGATCCGGTTCGCGGCGCCGAGCTGGACGAGGCGCCCGAGAACGAGACTCCAGGAGAAGGAGAAGGAGCATGAAGGACCACCTGATCCAGCTGCCCGTTCGGGGCGAGCCCGACGTGTTCCGGATCCGGTTCGCCGGAATCCGATTCACGGGCTCCCGCGACGAGTGCGCGGCGGTCGCCTCGGCGATCCGGGCCAAGGCCGAGGGCATCGCCGGCGAGGCCGCGGTCGCCGCGTTCCAGCGCGCCCAGTATGCCGAGGTCTGGGCACCGATGCTGCGGCGGCGGACACCGCCGAAGTACGTGCCCGACTGGGCGCACGAGCTGCACCGGCAGACGGCGGTGACGCCGTGATCGAGTTCCCGGTCGGCTCCCCGCAGGATCTCGCCAGTCGACGCCTTCAGGGCGCGGTCGCCGAGCGGCCCGAGTGGCGGCTCAGCTACGGCTCGTGCAACATCCCGCTGACCGCACAGCGCCACTACGGGTGCGACCCGCGCGGCGCCTGCCGGTACGGCCTCCACCGCTGCGACCAGGCGTCCGTCGTCTACTGGGGCGCCGAGAATGGCGAGTGGACGTGGCACGTCATCGCCGGACTCGGTGGCCTCGAGCACCCCGACCGGGCGGCGTACGCCAGCCCGGCACAGGCGATCGCGGCGGCCGAGACCGGCATGGCGGCGCGCGAGACGCGGGCGGCGCCGTGACCGGCGACCAACGGGGCGCAGCCAAGGCGGCGGCCTTCGAACTAAGTCACCGGTTGTGCGAACGACTAAGAGACGTACCACTTGGTACTTATCACTCCATGCGGACCGAAGATGGCCGCTACTCCCTCGCCTCCTACGAGGTCGAAGAGGACGGGTCCCTCACGGTCACCCTGTACGCCGATGGCGCGGGGTACGCCCGCGTCCGTGACCGGCTGGGAATTGACTTCCGGTCCTACGCGATCGAGGGCCGGCCAGACATCGTCTTTGACCGGGCCGACGTGACGCTCGACGGCGTGCCGGTGCACTTCTGGCGCGTTCGCGATGCCGGGGGCACGCCCGCCCTCGGCCGGGCTCCCGGCGATGGCTAGCCCCATCTGGTGGCACCCCTGGGGCTGCACCTGCCTCCGGTGCGAGCTGGGCGAGCGGCCTCCCACTCCGGAGGAGGCCGCCGACGAGCGGCGGGCCGAGGCGTTCGGGCGGGACGTGCGCGGCGGGATGGCGTACTCGGCGGCGCTCGCCAAGCACTATCCGGACGACCCGCGGCTCCACCGCATCCCCTGAGACCCCCGCCGCCCCGGCTGCCCCTCGAAGCGGCCACGGCCCCGGGGACTCCCCCGGGGCGGCGGGCCCCGCGCGCGCCACCGTCCACTGGCAGGCGGGCCGTCAGCCGTCCGGGCCGGGCAGCCTGACCGCGAAGAACGTGACCGCCCGCCAGTTGACCAGCAGCGGCGGGCCGCCGACCACTGGCAGCTCGACCACGTCGGCGCGCGTCAGCCAGCCCTGGACCACCCTCGTCAGCGCGGCGGGCCGGCCGGCCGGCGGCACGTCGGGCGACACCCAGCGGGCGGCGTCTACGAGGTGGTCGACGCCGTCGAGGGTGAGGACCAGCGGGACGGGGTGGACGGGACCGCTCACCGCGCCGGCTCCGGCGGCGGCTCCTTCGGCGCGCCGTCCACCGTCCACCACCAGAACCGCTGCCCGCCGTCCTCGTCGTCGCCGAACGACGTCTCGATGAGCCCGGTCCAGCCGCGCCGCTCGATCTCGTACTGCCACCTGCTGACGATCTGGCGCTTCTGCCGGGCGTTCGTCCAGACCACCTCGACCGAGAACGCGCCCTCGCGGCCCCGGCCCCAGCCGCCGCCCTTCAGCCACGCGTCGATCGGCGCCCGGAACGGCCGCTCGGTCTCCTTGAGCGCGCGGCGGCGCTCCGGCGGCGGGCCGAAACGCGCTGACCCGGGCGAGATCGTCACCTCTCCGTCACCACGATCCCCATGGTCAACGGACTGTAGCGGACCCGGGAAGCCCGTGATGGTCAGCCGGGCCATGGCCTCCCGGGCGAACGCCTCGACGTCCGGATTCGAGCCGGGATTCGTGGCCCGGAAACGCTCCTCGAGCGTCGGCTCGCGGCCTGTCTTCGGGCCGAGGAACGACTCGATCGGACGCCAGTCACGCCGGTCGCTCACCGCGCCAGCCTCGCCAGCGCGCGGGCGAGCCGGGCCGGCAGGCCCAGCAGGAAGCACAGCGCCGTGGCCTCCGGGATCCGGGGCAGCGCCAGCAGCGCGACCGCGACCGCCAGCGCCGGGACCACGGGGGCACCGAGGTGCAAAGACAGAGCGGCCGACGCACAAATGACCGCCCCACGCAGGAACGGCGCCCGCGACAGCGGGGTAATGAGCAGGCGGTGGCACGGGTAGGCGCACGCGGACACCAGCTCCCAGCGGCGCGGCGCGCGGAGGGAGCCGTCCCGGCGGCTTCTGTACACGAGGTGGTGCACGTCGAGCGGCCGCTCGCCGCGCCGGGCGCCGCAGACCACGCACGACTTGATGGTCCAGCGCGAGGCCCAGTGCCGCGCCTTCGCCATCCGCCACTCCGGCGACGCGAGGAACGCACGGTAGCCGGGGGACACCATCAGGCCACCTCGCGCAGCACGGCGGCGGGCCCGTCACCGGACTCGGCCGCCTCGGCGACCGCGCCGGCCGCCTCGTCCGCGTCGAACCAGCGGACCACCGTCACCCCGAGCACCACGGCCGCCGACGACCCGGCCGCCGCGACCACGCCCAGCGGCCCACCCTCCACCGCCGCCGCGAACGCCGCCATCAGCGGCATCCCCGCCGCCACGCCGACCACCAGCGCCCGCGCGCCCGCCGTCCCCGTCTCATCAGACCCGCTCACCAGAGGTCCTCCTCGTCGTCCGTCACGGCCAGCCAGCCACGCCCCAGCGGCTCGTCGTCGTCGACGAGCTCCACCTCGACCGCGACGTCGGCCGCCGACGGGCCCGGCCGGCGGGCCAGCCCCGCCGCGCCCCGGCCCGCCGCCACCCCGTACTTCCGGGCCAGCGGCCACACCCCGACCGTGTGCGCCGCCCGGAACTCGGCGTCGGCGGCCTCCGAGAACAGCGCCATCAGCGCCGCCTCAGCGGGTCGTGATGGCCCGCCAGCGCGCAGCGGCCGACCAGGGCCAGCCCGGCAAGCTCCGGGCCGGAGTTCTCCCGGCCGAGCGCGTCGGCCACCCGGCTGCCGAACACGGCAACGTCGGCGGGCCGGCGCTCGCCGGCCCGCGGGGTGGCCGCCGCGGGAACGGTCGCGGTCACCGCGGCCACCCGGCCCCGCTCCAGGCCAGCGCCCCGCCGAGGGCCGCCAGCGTGCCCACCACCGCCACCGCGGCCAGTACCGCGGCGACCCCGGGGAAGGCGGCGACCAGCACCGCGGCACCGGCCAACGTCCACCCGCACCGCCTCACGGCGCCACGTCCGGCTCGTCGGTGACCGTGACCCGCAGCCGGCCGACCCGCGGGCCACCGTCCACCTCGCGCACCCAGGCCACGAACGTCGTCGGCTCCCAGCTCGCCCAGTCCACATCGAGCCGATGTGTCACTTCCGTCTCGTCCGCGTTGTAGATCCGGACGTCCTGCGTGTGGTCGCCCAGTCGTCCGGCCAGTTCCTCAGCGAAGCTCACCGCCCACCCCCGCTCTTCCCGGACACGCAGCCCAGGTGCAGGTTCCGCCCGCCCTTGACGACCAGCTCGTCTCCCGGGTCGATCCGACCGGCGCAGGCCGCGCACGACAGCGCCGACACGGCCCGCCGCACGGCGGCCACCAGCGCGCCCATCAGTCCTCGACCGGCCGGGGCCCGCCGCCCGGGGCGGCCCGGCACAGCACCACCGACCCGTCGCGGGCCACGTCGGCCTCCACCCAGTCGCCCTCGGCGACGCCGAGGCGGTGCAGCACCCCGGCCAAGCCGAACGCCGGCGACCCCTTCGGCGGGGCCAGCCGCAGCATCGGCACGTCGCCGCGCGCCACCACCACGCCCGACGGCCGCACCGGCCCCCGGTCCTGGCCAGCGCCATCGACCCAGCCCACCCACCGGTCCAGCGCCGTCGGCCGGGTCTCGTCCCGGCCGTGGCTGATCGCCACGTCGGCGCCCCAGTCGGTGCCGGGCACCCGGGCGTAGCCGAGCGCCGGCCCGCCGGTCAGCACACACACTCGCGACTCGACGGTCGGCAGGCTCATGCCCAGGTCGTTGGCCTCGTCGAACAGCTCGTCGGCCTCGCTGGCGTCCCCCCGGCCAAGGGCGGCAAGCCCCTCGGCCCACAGGGTGCTCATCTCCGCGCGGCGGCGCTCCAGCCGGGAGTCCCGGCCAGCGCCCCGCACGACTTCCGGCCGCCAGGCCGGATCGGTGCTCATGGTGCGTCTCCTTCGGTGTCGACGGCCGCGACGATCGCGGCCTGCATCGGTGTTGCCACGTACGCGAGGACAGCGGCCCGGCGCGCTTCCTCGGCGGCCTCCACCCGGGCCTCGTCGTCGAGGGCCAGCTCGAATGGCGTCGGAAGGTGCGCCCGGCGGATCCCCTCCAGCCGGGCGTCGGAGAACCGGGCGGGATCTGAGCGGGCGCCGCCCGCCACCGACGCCTGCATCGCCAGCGCCTCCGGGCCGCGCCACAGGCCGAACCACGGCGACCGGAGGGTGGTCACCGGCCCCCGCCGGGACACCGGGTCGCGGCAGTCCCCGCAGCGCCGCTCCCACGGCCGGCCCCGGCGGGGCGCGAACCGATCGCGGCACTCCCGGCAGCGGCGCCCGCTCACCGCGGCACGTCCTCGCCCGCCGGCACGGGCTCCGGCTCGTCCGCGAACGGGCGCGGGGAGTCGCCGTCGGGCCGCCGCCGCGGGTCCCGCAGCGACGCGGCGAGGACGGCGAGCGTGGTACCGCCCGCGAGGCCGGACAGCACGATGGGCAGGGTCGGGTCGGTCAGCATGATTCCTCCGGAGAGCCGACGGGGCGGGCCCGGCGCTCGCTGCGCGGCGGGCGGGAACGGCGCCGGCGAGCCGCGAACGTGGCCGCCTCGTGCGCCCGGCGGGACGCGCCCGGGTCGGGCATGGGCATGGCGGCGGGCAGTGGAGCCGGCCCGGCCGGGGGGATGGCCAGCCCCGGCCGGGCCGGGGCCATGGGGGCCGCGACGGGGGCGGGCTGTGCAAGGGAAAGCGCCAGCGCCGGCACCGACTCCAGCGCAGGGCGGCGCTCGGCGCGCAACGCCAGTGCCACCTCGAGAACCTCGTCCCGCTCCTCCTCGGACAGGTTCACCCCGCGCATCCGCCGCGGGTAGCCGCCCTGCGCCAGCAGGTAGGACACCCCCTTCGGCGCGTCCAGGTCGATGTGGTGCCCGCCGTAGCCCAGCGACGCCCACGCCTTGTCGCCGAGCACGGCGGTCGACCCCTCGGCCGTCGTGCAGCGGAACACCTGCTTGATGGTGATCAGGTCGCGCAGGAACGTCGGGATGACATCCCCCGTCGGCTTCAGCGTCGAGACGACCAGGTGGAAACCCACCTTGCGGAACCGGCCGACGATGTCGGAGAGCATCCCGACGCAGGCGGCCCGCACCTCCCGGTCCGGATGGTTCGTCAGCGCAAGCAGTTCGTCAACGAAGATCCAGGTCGTCTCCTCGCCGCGGACCACGTTCGCCGGCGGCAGCCCGGCGGCGCGGCGCGCCTCCCGGTTCTCATCGATCCGCTCCAGGCGGGCCGTGCCCTCGGCGTGCAGCCGGGCCAGCAGCCGGGCACAGGAGTCCCCGTCACCGGCCGCGCCGTCGGCGACCGGGACCCACCGGCCGAGCTCGGCCAGCCCCGACGGGTCGAGCAGGAACAGCCGCGCCGTCGGGTCGAGAGCGACCGCGGCGATGTCGACGTGCTCGTCCGTCGACTTGCCCGTGCCCATCTCTCCGCCGGACAGCTTGTTGCGCTGCACCAACGTCAGGTCGACGTCCTCGCCGTCCTCGTCGACGCCCTTGTGCCAGCCGTCCCACACGGACAGGCCGGCGAAGCCGG